TCTCCATATTACATCCGTACTGTACGAGGTGATAATAAAGATCCCCTTACACAGTTTATGATTGACAATGGTGTACCTAATGAGCCATGTGTATTCAAGGGTGACACTACAACTGTGTTCAGCTTTCCTGTACAATCACCAGACAATGCTATAACACGTAACGACATGACTGCTATTGAACAGCTAGAGACTTGGCTCACTTACCAACGCCATTGGTGTGAGCATAAGCCCTCAGTTACAATATCAGTACGGGATGATGAATGGCTTGATGTGGGAGCCTTTGTCTACAGACACTTTGACGAAATGTCAGGTGTGTCATTTTTACCACACTCAGACCATACCTATCAGCAAGCACCTTATCAAGATTGTGGTAAGCATGACTATGAATATTTATTATCATGTATGCCAGAAAAGATTGACTGGAGTAAACTTTCAGAGTATGAACAAGAAGATAACACGAAGTCTAGTCAAACTTTTGCTTGCTCTGGTGACGTGTGTGAAGTAGTAGATATAACATAAGGAGAAAACAAATGGCTTGGGTATTAGTGGCACTATTTATATTTAATGGAGAGCCAATGATTATGTCCGACAACATATTATACGAGAGTAGAGAGAAGTGCAATGAAGCTGCAACTGAACGTAGTGATTATCTAGAGGCTACTAGACCTAAAACTATGTGGGAAGCAGACTACTGGGTATGGTGTACACAGATACCACAGGAGGTATAGAATGACTATATTAAAACATTTAAATATAAACCCTAGAACAGGTAAAAATAAATACTACGACAAAGGAAACAGTTACGAAATACAAAAGGGTCGTAATAAAAAGAGTAACCCTAAACACAATCCTGTAACAAATGCAAACATGCTATTCATTAATGGAAAATATATATCAAGAAAAGATCCTAGATATAAAATGTTTAAACCTGGCAGTTACAAAATAAGTGATGGATCAATAGAAGTATCTAACATTGGTATAAGCAAGAAAGAAGGATACATATATGTATTAATAAATCCAATATTTGAGAACTGGGTAAAGATAGGTATGGCTGAAGATGTTACTAAAAGACTTTCACAATTTAACACAGCTTATCCTGAACGTGATGGTCAAATGGTATATAGTGTAAAAGTTTCTAACATGAGAAAGGCAGAAAAGATAGCGCATAGAATAGCAAAAAAGATTGCCAAGCGAACAGAGAACGAATGGTTTACCCTGACTGTTAGACAGGCTATAGATATACTTAATAGGTTAGGAAGTAAAGTACCCGAAAAAAATAAAGAGCAGGTAAAACCTGCCATACAGGATCTATTTAGTTATGCAGAAACTGGAACGTGAAGCTAAAAAGTGGATGGAAGATAAACGTAAAGGAAAGATAATATGTCCTAAGTGTGACATCGAAATGATACAAGGTGGTGACCACGATGGAGAGGATGATTACATAGTTAGTAACTTTAGTTGTAATACTTGTGATACATTCTTATTGTTATACTGGAAATGAAAAGGGCCGCTAAATGCGGCCCCTTCTTTTAGTGTGTTACTCTACCTATGTTCCTACTTCATCGTACACATCTTTAAGATAATCAACTATCTCTAAGAATGTATCAGTCTCTGCTATACTAAAGTCCTCAATAGATGCCTCTACTCCATACTGTTCTTTCATCATAGTAAGAGCTTCTTTCCTTATACCTTTTGGAACTGCCATTGCTTTAGATGCCATGCGAAGTCTTTGACTATCACCACCTAAGTACCCTGCTTCCATCCTTTTTCTTACATCAGCCTTAACTTGGCTTACAACTTTGTTTAACATATCCCGTTTACCTGTAAGGCTTGCATCATTAAACTGCTTACTCCTTATTAGAAAGTCTGTCTTCTGTTCTAGTATAGGAGATATTATAGTATTAAAGATCTTATCATAAGCAGGTACTTTTGTACGCTCACTAGCAGTCCAAGGAAACATTTCAGACATAGTGTAAGCTATCTCTGTAGCTGTACGAGAGGGCTTAACAGTAAGTCCATATATCTTAGAGTAAGGATTAGCATCATACACTTCACCTTCCCTTGTTGCCACTCTTAACTCTTCACCTGTTATAGCTTCTGTCTTATCTGAAAAGACTTCGAAGATATTGTCAACATACTTGGTTGCACTTTGAGTAAATACATCTATCCCTTCTGCCTGTCTTACATCTTTAGCTGTGTCTGTACCCATAGCAAAACCTGCTACCTTATTAATAGCATCTAGTGGTCTGGTTACACCTGCTAGTAAATTACCAGAAGCTTTAGAAAAAGCATGTATACCATCACCCCTCTTAGCACCATCCTCGTTTATTAAAACATCAAGCAAGTTGTTCAAGTCATTAGCAAACTGGAAGTCTCTTGATACCTGACCAACGGCAAGCTGAGTACCTAACTCTTGTATTAATTCTCTAGGTACATCTTCACCTTGTACATACTTTATATTTAATGCTCTGCCTACTGCAAGAAATACAGAGAAAGGAAAAGTATTCTTAGCGTCTATGATAGCGCCACCTGGTCCTTCTATTTCATACACACCTAGTTTCTTTTCCTGTCTTTCTTTATCGTACTGCATAGCCATGTAACCAGCAGTAGAACCTACAAGTATACGAGCAGCTACCTCACCCTCTTGCAAGTCTGCTTTTTGTCCTTTCAATATACGTTTACCATACTGATAGAAAAACTCAGGAGTAGCAAAGGGTGACCACTGATAAGATGTAGCAACCACATTATTCATAAACCTACCAAACGGTAACAGTGTTCCTATGCCAGGTGTGTTTGAGATTGTCTCAACTAACTTAGCTGTAGAACGTAGTAGCTGTGGTTGATCTTTTGATGTGTAGTCTTTTGAGTAGACTGACTTAAGAGTTGCATCTAGTGCAGCTTGCATTACATTATCATCTAGCATATTGTCATCAGACATTAATGCTTCTTTTAAAGTAACATCCTTAGATATACGTAAGTACTTATCAAGCTCTGTTATAAACATTTGTGACTTAGTAAAGCTATCCTGTACACGTACACCTGAAGCATCAGCAGCAGCCTTAGCTCCAGCTTCTATGTTTCTATAGAGTTTGTTCTTTGGGTTTATGCCGTATCTATCAGCATTTATTTCTATACCACCAGAGATAGTTTCAAAGAGTAGCTTACGTGCATCTTGATTCTCATCTAGCAGTTTCATGTATGCATCATGTGTAGTGTACGGGTCTGCAAAGTTTCTAAGCTTCTGTGCTTGTATAGCAGTTAAAGCTTTAGCACGTCTAAAACTTTCTGTAGCTCCTGCTGTCTTACCTAAAGCTAATTGACCTAAGCCTTTTGTCATTAAGCCTGTAGAGTTAAACAGATCCGCAACAGTCTGACCTATGTAGTACTGACCAAAACCTGCAACGTTAACGGCTGTTGTAGCAGGAGAGGATACAAGCAAACGTTTCCATACAGACTGACCATAACGTATACCTTCTGCATTCTTAGCTCTCTTTAGTTCTGCACCTATCTCTTCTTTACTATTAACTTCATCTAGTGTTTTTGTAAGTCTCTCACTAGCAGCAACTAAACTGGAGTCTAATGTCTTACGAACCTGACTCATTACGTTTAGAGTCTGACCAGCATTACTAATATCTTTAGCTAAAAAGTCTCCTAGTTGTGTGCCATCTTCTGCAGCTTCTCCTATTACAATACCTGTCTTTTGTCTCATAAGCTTATTTATTTCACCAAGCTCACTAGGTGGTAAGAATGTAGCTACGTTAGTAAGTACATCTGATACTGTTTTCTTACGAGACAGCTTCATATTTTTATCTTTAAATATTTTAGCTAGGCCACCCTTGTTATCTTCTCCTAACATAATGTGTTTGATTAAGTCTGCTGGCATGGTTGCAGATGTAGCATCTCTTCCATCCTCTACCTTTTTATTCCAAGCAGTTATCTCTTTCTTCATGGAAGTTGATATTGCTTTCATGTCTTTCTTTTTGAATATAGGAGATAGTTCTTCAACAGCAATGTTAGCTACACGATCTAATGGATCACGTTCATCAGCAAGACCTGATGCTCCACGAAACTTACCAAAGCCTAACTGCGCTCCACCTGCTACACCACCAAGGAAAGCAGATAAGCCTGTCTGCATAGCACTATACTTTTCCTGTGCGCCTACTTCCATTTCAGCATTTTGTACCATGTTGTCTTGAAGCATAGCTGCTCCTGCATCAATACCTATAGTAGCTTTTAATGCCTTGCCACTAGCTCTGTCATACAGATTGCGCTGTTCATCATCCATAGCTTTCTTGACCAACGCCCTGCGTCCATCTCTATAGACACGATCTTTTACTTTATCACCAACACCAGCAGCTTTTCTTTTACCAACGCCAGCAGCTACTGCTCTTTTTACTGCTTCTCTTCCAGCAGCAAGTGCAGCTTTATCCGCAGCAGCTTTGTTTGCACCACTAGCTATAGCTTCCATACGAACTTTACGTATAGAGTCAGCAATAACTTTCTTACCAAACATCCTAGCACCACCAGCATATGCACGTGCTATACCACCAGTAGCCACACCTAAGTAATTGGTAGGGTCTGTAGCTGCAGCAAAGATATAATCTTTAACACCATCTACTGCACCATATACACCGTCATTCTGAAATACATTACCTAACTTTTCATAGACCTCATATGCTTTTCTAGCTTTTTCTTTTTGTACATCGTCTGCCTTATTAACAAAACGTACTTCACCTGCAGTAGAAACAGTGTTAGCGTTGAAGTAGCGCATGTGTTCTACAAAGTCATCAACAACTTGTTCAGGCTGTACCGTTTTATAGTCTACGCCTTTACGCTCTATCATGTAGTCACGTATCTTGTTTAGAAACTGGGGTCTTTGCAGATCATCTTTCTTTAAGCTAGCTTCAGGGTCAAGGATAAAGTCATCCTCTTCTTCCACCATACTAGTAGGTGTAGGAACATTGGAGAGCCTTGCTTCTCTCTTTCTTTTTAGTTCTAAATAGTTTGGCATATCAGTCCTCTAAAAGTTTATCTATACCTAATGGAAGTCCAGTCGAAGGATCGTGGGTATCACCATAGGTTGCATCCCAGTACTCAGCCTCAGTAACTTTTCTTTTCTTTCCTGTTGGTGATCCTAGTAACCCAACTCTTATAGCTAGCTCTTTAGTTTTCTCTCCACCATCAGTAGGTCTAGGTGGTGCAATGATTACCTTACCAGTATCAGGGTTTACCTTACCTTCATACTCTCTATCCCATTCACCCTTACCGCTTAGACCACGTTTACTCTTCCTTTTAGGGAAAGTTTTTGCAAGTAACGCTGCTTCTTTAGCTTCTGTATCGGGCGCTTCCGCTTCGGGAGCTTCTTCACTTTGAGGTTCTTCTTCTGTGTCTGTTGGGAGTTCAAATATACCTGCCTGTGTTTGTCTGTCTGCTTCTTCCATGCCACTTTTGATTGATTCAAATGTTCCTACTTCTCTAGTATCTTCTCCTTCAAGTTGCTCTTCTAGCATATCGTTTTCTTTTAGTAGCTTATCAAAGTATTCCTGACCTACGGAACCTACAACTAATCTTTCAAATGCTTCGTTCTTAAGTAAGTCTGGAATAAAGTAAATAGACATAGCATTTTCTATTTCTACTACTGCTGCCTCCATTTCAACAAAGCTTCTTTCTTCTCGTTCTGCTGCAGCCTTTATTTTATTTTGTTCAACAACATCAACTTCACCAGTCTCTTTACCTGCTGCATATTCTTTAGCAGCATTTTCTCCTGCTAGTTTTATATTAGCTACAGCATCAGGGTTCCTTAATGCAGAGGTCATGTTTGTTGATAAACTTCTACTAAATGCAAGTAGATCTTTCTTACCAAAAAAGTTTACATCAGTAAATGTCATAGTAGATTCAGGGAATATAGACTCATACTCACCCTGTCTAGCTGCAGCATTTATTTCAGCAATGCTCATGCCATCAGAAAACTGTCTGCTACGTAGTCTTTCTTTTGCACGATCCTTTGCATTAAGTCCAAACAATGTTCTAACGATATTATCATCAGTGTCTTGACGCTTTAGTTCTGGTTTAGAGAAACCATAAAGCTGTCGTGTTTGTTCAGCTAATTCACCATCAGCAAAAGTAAAGTCAACATCAGGTATGTTTGGCATATTTACAATAGCATCTATGTCAGCCTTGCCTAAAGTCTTTACACCTTTTTCTTCTACTGTTGATTGTAGCTTATTATAAAAGTCTGCTATGCCATTCATGCCAGAGTTTAATGCATTCTGTATCTGTGCGTCAGTAGCACCCAACGCCCTAGCCCTATGCCCTAGTTGTGCAGCTTGATTTGCTAACAGCTTTTGTTTACCTACTTTAGCAAGATTACGTTCAGCTAATTCTTCTCTTTCATCTTCATACTCTCTAGCATCAACTCTTCTCTGACGTATATCAGAAGCTAATCCACCTGCAAGCTGTCCTGTAAATACTCTCCAATCAAACTTACTCATTATACTAACCCTTTGCCATTAAGCCCATAGGCTTTTCTTCTACTGGTTCTTCTGGTGCTGCTTCAGGCTCTACTATATCTTTCAATAGTTCTACTCCTGGGTCACCTTGCTTATCAATGTCAGATATATACTTCATAGTAAGAGCCTTAAACTTCTGCATCTCTTTTTCATCTACTTCTTTCTGATAGTCACGATCATCATCTTTTGCATCTATACCTGTCTGTGTTTTTATAGCCCCTTTTAGAAATGCGTGTAGCAAGGGAGCTATCATAAGTCCTACATCTATAGAGTGTTTACCCTCCATTTGATTAGCTGTTAACATAGATTGCACGATAGGCTTAAGTGGCACACCCATTTCACACACCATAGCAATATCATCTATAGCATCTTCATCTGCTATCCTATCCAAATAGTACTGAAATACCTCTTCAATCTCAACCATTTGTGGGGGTTGTTCATAAGGGTACTTGCCTAATGGGGAAGTCATAGACATCCCTGGTATTGGTCTATCAAAGCGTCCTGTTGCCATATTCTTTTCCTATTTAGTAAATCCTGCACCAAAGTATAAGCCTACTATAGCAGATACTATGTGCGTGTCTAGTGGTGTTATTACAAATCCTTCGGCATACTGCCACTTAACTAACTCTGGACCTGATCCAAAGATAAAGTCTAAGAAGCCTACCTGTACCTCAGTGTAGCCTACGTACACACCTACTTCTGGGTAGAACACAGCAACCAACTTCGGCAACACTATTATAGCAAAAACTGCAGATAATGCAATAAGTCTTCTTGTCCATGCGAAATGTTTATCGTTCTTTCCAGCGTTACGTGCTTCTGCTGCAAAGCTTGCATTAGCGTTGGCACGTTCCATGAGCATCTTGTTCTGCTCTTGTTTCATTTTCATGCTCTGCCCCCATATGGACATTACCCCACCTAGTACGGTAGAGCCAAGCATTGTTATTAGTTCTAGTGGTAATCCAAACATTATGGTCTTCCTAACGGTCTAGTTTTAGGGCGAGGAGATGATTGAAGATCCCAAGTAGGGTCATCAGGAGATCCAAACTGATGATTACCTATTTTTAAAGGTTTATTTTGTACAAAGGGTTCGTACCAACTTACATCCTCTTTTTCTTTAGGGTTAACAAAATGAGTTGCTCCTCCTGTGGGATCTATATAGTCTCCGCTAAGTATTTTTTTAGCAGCTTCATATGAGTCTTTACTAGGTTTTGCAGATTCACCCAGCATATCCTTACCTTGTCTTCCTTCTGCATAATCAGTGTAAGAGTTCCAAGGAGAAAACTGACCACGTTTTAGTATTACACTTTTTATATCTTTACCCATCCAGCTTTGTTTATCTACTCTATTTTTTATTGTAGCACCAACTGCAAGTTTACCTTTTTTAGATTCACCTTCAGCTTCTTTTTCTATAGTACGTGCTAGTATTTCTAGCTCTGTCATATCATCTGGGCTTTCATATTTACCAGCGCCAGTTTGCTGCGTCATTGACTTAGGAGTTATACCTTGTGTAAAACTTTGATAGAACTGTGCATCAGGGTCTTCATCACCTCTTGTGGTTATCCTTAATGAGGAATCTTTAACAAGATTATTCACAACCTCCTCTTTAGTCTTAGTAGTTTTATCTGTAGGTACTATTAATTCATTACCAGTGTATATTTTGTTTTTGTCTTTTATGTTATTTGTTTTAACTAAGTCTTGTACAGTAGTACCTGTCTTAGCAGCTATATCAGATAGAGTATCACCTGCTTGTATTACATAAGGTACGTTAGCATCAGCAGACTTCAGACTTTCTATAGTTTTATTAACAGCTTGCCTTATGTTTGTCTGTCTTTGTTCTGTATTCATAAGTCCTTTGATAGTGTCGTTGATACCCTGTGCTGTTGTCCTTCTAGCTTTGTATGTATCTGCGTCCTCTAAAGGTTGCACTTCATCGTAAGTACTACCTGCATACTCATCATCCTTAAAGTTCATAGAGGGTAATGGCTTTGCAAGATCAAAGTTAACTGCATCATCTATGCGCTTCATTTGAGCGTCTATGTCTATAGGCTTCATGTCATCTCTGTCATAAATGGATGGCTTAGGTTTTCTATCAGGTTGGGTAAACTCTAGGCCAGCCCTCTGTGCTGCTCCAAAAAATCTATTGAAAAACTTACCAATACCACCAACATCTTTATCATCGTCATCGTCCTTTTTATTAGTTTGGTTTGTAGGAGAGCCTAAGCCTTGATTGGTTCTATTTCTTCCAAACCTGTCATAGCCACTACTAGTATCATCATCTAAGGGTGACTTTTTTATCTTATTAAAGCCTCCCTTATTGTAAAAATCAGTCTTAGAACCACCATACGCAGCTTCCTCGTATCCACTTCCTAAGTCAGAACCACCGTAGCGTTCATTCAATTTATTTATATTGTCAGGATTATACTTTACCATGTTCTATTCTTCTTCTTCTGTTGATGTGCTAGATTTGAATTTGCTTGTTATCCACGTGGTTACTACTTCCTTAGCCATTTCAGCAAGTCCTTTTTCTAACTCGTTACCACCACCTTTGCTTATATTTGTTGTAGCGATTTTGTTAACCCTATCTAAATGATTCTGCTCTCCTGTGTATGCATAATACATCATATCTTTTACTTCAGCAACAACTGCATCATAGGCTGCTTTGCTTAGTGTGTTGGCAGCTTTTGCTTCTAACTCATATGCTGCGTTAATAGCTGCAGTCTCTTCTGTAGTTACTTGCTGTTTAAATGCTGCATTAGCTGTTTCAATTATTCTAGCATTCTCTGAGTTAAACTCTTCTCTAAGACGATCATCTTCTGCGTTAAACTCAGCCATAAGATTTTCTGCTCTAGCATTTTCTGCTGCCATAATGTTAGTCTGGTTCTGATTAGCTTTAGCAACAGTTACAGCCATTTCAACTAGAAACTGTTCAGCATCATTTTCTTCCTGCATATTAGCTTGTGCTACAACATTCTTTTGATTTGTGTCTGAGATAATAGTGTTAGCCATTTCTTGAAACTTAACTTTTGAAGCTTCTTGCTCATTGTCTAAGTTTCTAAAGTCCATGTCTAAAAAAGCTTGTGCATTATCTGCAGCAGCCGTATTGATAGCGTTTAAGTTAGTTCTCTCTAGGCTTGCCAACGCTGCTGTGTCTGCAACAGTCTTAGCACTCTTAGCATCTAAGTTTGCTATGTCCATAGTATTAGTAAGTCTAGCATTTTCTAATGCTATAGTTTGTTCAGCATCAAAGTTCATGTTAGCTATTTCAGATATACGTGCAGCATTCTTTACTTTAGTTTCAAACTCTTGGTCAAACTCTATACCTAAAAAATCAGCACGTTGTCTAGCTTTTTCTACTGCCATCTGCTGTTTGTTAGCTGCATCTAGTTTTGCTATAGGTAAAGCTGACTCCATAGCAGCCTGTATTACCGCCATACCTGCAGCAGATGAAGCACCTAGTCCACGTGCAGCTAACATTGCGTTGGCATTACGCATAGCTCCTGCAGCCCAAGTAGGTGTATTACCACCCTCAAAGTCCTGCATCAAATCATCTAGTTCATCTTTTACACTAGCTGCTTTTGTCTTCTGTAGTTCTTCTTCAATCCTACTTTGATTTACAGCAGACCCTTCTAAAAGTTCACCTTCTCCTACACGCAACTCATCTGGTGCATCTACTTGAGCAGCTTCACCTTGTGCTACTTCTAAGTCAAGTACAGCAGACTTGGTTGGGTCTATGGTAGATGCATCATACTGAGCTTGTTCACTAACTTGCCCTGTCGCACCTTTAAATTGATCAGCTTGTTTTTGTACTTGTTCCTGTGACTGCGCTGCTGTTACTTGCTGTGTAGTTATATCTTCTGGTGCAACTATATCATCTGCTGCTACAGCTTGTGTGGCTACAAGATCTGCCCCATCAGTTGCTACATTAAACTTATCCTCAGCACTATCTATTATAGTACCTTCACCTATTTGAGATACAACTTTAGGTCTTGATACAGCCGCTACAGGGTCTGCTAGTATGTTCTCTGTTATATCAGCACCAGATACAACGTTACCTGTAGTACCTTCTTGGGCTGCATTTGCAGCATTTATTTGAGCCTCTGTTTCAGCATAAACCTGATCTATTTCCTCCTGTGACATATCCTCCACACTTGTACCAGGTGCAGCCTTAATAGGTTTACCCTCAACCATCTGCCTAGCAACCATAGTGAACCTGCCCATTTTAGCTGCTGCTGAAGGACTAGACGCTAAAAACTTATTTATAGACGCTTGATCAGTAGGTCCATTATAACCTAGTGATGGTAGTATTTTGTTTTGTAGTGTCTCAGGCTTAAACCCTGCAAATTTCTTAGCCATTTTCTATTTCCCTATTTGCATCCACAATGATGCGGCAATGAATGTTATTACTGCTACAGTTGACATCTTAACCATAGTTGACCACACACCTTTACGTGTATCACGCCATGCTTCTAGTAAGTTACGCATTTCTGTTATGTCTTTACGAGCATCATCATCATGTAATCCTACTTCACGCAATGCCATCTTAGCTCCACGCTTTGCTGCACGATCTAGCATAGCTTCTAGTTCTTCTGGTGTTATCATATTATCCTCAATCTATCCAAAAGATACAGCATTTAAAGAAAACGCACTGTTTATATTTGTGTTACTACTTTTAGTTACCGTATAAGTTGTGCTTCCACTGCCTATGTTAGAGGCAGTTGCAACAAAGTATTGAGCAAAAGTTTTAGCAGTTTGTTGACTTATTGAAAGGTTACCACCTGAAACTGCAGCAGTACCTGGATATGAGAAACCTCCCACAACAAAAGTTACCCCTCCACTTTGACCATTTACAGCAATAGTCTCACTTAGTGCATTGGTGGAGGTACTGGCAGAAGCAGTCGCATAGGGTGTAGAACTGGTGTATCCTGTTATTTCGTAGGTGTAAGAATGCCCGTCTTGCGCCCCCGTGCCGCCACTGTTTCCAGAAATTAGGGTGCTACCTGATTGGGTGGTTTCTAAATACCATATACTTGTTTGAGATCCTATGCCAGTTGAAGCGTTGTAATGGGGTACTCCCCCCACTGCCTTGGTCATGGCAACACCGCCACATAATACACTAGTAGGATTGGTAGAGGTATTTGAACTAGATGCCATTGTATGTGCAGCCACAACAACAACTAGTTTAGTTCCAGAAGATAGTGTTCTGTTTCCGTTTGCAAAGTTGCCAGTGGTAGTAGATGAAGCACCTATAAATGAAACACTTCCACTTGCAGCAGTGGCCCCGTAGTAATCACTAAATGCTGTGTTGTTGTTATCAGCACCAACTAAATCTTTAACATCTGTATCACTTAAGGCAACCTGAGAACCACTACTACCCCCTGCCTCAACATGAATTTCATTTAAAGTTATCTGACCACTAGAGGTAAGAGCCATTACTCACACTCACATTTTTTACATTTACATTCATCTAGTTTTTCTTTTAGTTCTTTGATAGCTTCTATTAGTAATCCATGAAGCTGATCATACTTAACAGTCTTATACTCTACACCCTCTTCTCCAGTGTGAAATACTAATGACTTATTTTCTACAGCAGATGGTAATACTTTCTCAACTTCCTGTGCAATTACACCAGCAGCCCTTTTACCATCTTTGTTGTAGCTAAATGTATAACCGCTTAGTTGAGATACTTTATCTAAAGCACTGTCAATCTTTTCAATGTCATGCTTAAGTCGTTTGTCAGACACAGATGTTGAGAATCCAATTACATCACCATCAACATGTAGATCCCCGTCATTCTCTAGCATCATCTCGATTGAACCACCAGTCCTGAACTTAATAGCCTGATCATCTTTATCAAAAGTAATATATTCATCACCATTACCAACAGTAACATCTAGTGTAGCAGCTAGTCTTTGATCTGCCAGTAAATTTAATGTTATTGTTTCATTACTAGATTGGTTTGTTGTAAAGTTAGCAGTACCAGAAAGCCCTTGACCTGCAGCTATAGTGATTGTAGCATTATTAGCAGTGGCTATATTGTTGAATTGAGTTTGAATATTGCTACTGACGCCATCAAGATAACCCAATTCAGTAGAGGTGACTGCCGAAACTGCTACTTTACCAGAACCATTTGAAATTAATGCCCTGTTTGTTGTAAGGTTTGATGATGTAATCGTACTTGCGCCACCAGTAATACTTGCTTGTTTTGCGTTTAATTGTGTTTGAATACTTGAGGTTACACCATCAGTATAATTTAATTCTGCTGTGGTTGCTGTCACACCGTCTAGAATGTTTAATTCTGAGGTGCTTGCTGTTAAACCATCGAGCTTGTCAAATTCAGTTGTTGTAACACCTGTTGCTCTCAAATCTTTTGCGTAGTTTAAATCAGCTACTGCACCAGTAAATCCATCAAGCTTATTTATTTCAGTAGCAGTAGCAGTTACACTTGTAAGATCTGTAGGTGCAATACTAATGTTTCCAGTACCATCAAAAGATTGACCAGCAATAGTACGTGCTGTTTGTAATGCTGTGGCTGTAGCTGCGTTACCACCTGCGTTACCTGAAACGTTACCAGTAACATCACCAGTAAGATCTCCTGTTACGTCACCTGTAATTGCACCAGAAGCGTTTATTGTTGTTGCTGTTACGGCTGCTGCAGTGTTACCACCTATAACTGTACCGTCAATAGTACCACCGTTTATATCTGCAGTATCCGCTACAAGAGCATCTATATTAGCTGTGCCATCTATAAACAAATTACGCCACTGCTTTGTAGAACTACCTAAATCAAAACTATCATCATCATCAGGTATGATACTACTATCAATCTCTGCACCAAAAGACACAGTATCTGTATCAGCATCACCAAAAGTAAGGTTACCGTTTATTGTAGCATTACCTGTAACTGTAAGATTACCTCCTATAGCAACGTCAGCTACTGTTGTTACATTACCAGTAAAGGTAGAAGTTTCATCTACAGTAAGTATATCTGTCCTTAATGTTCCATCAAAGAAGCCATCCTTCCACTCAATACTAGAAGTACCGAAGTCGTAGGTGTTGTCTACTTTAGGACGTACAACACTAGATGTAACTACAAAGTCCTGTGATGGTCCTAAGTTTGAAATGGGTGGACCATTTCCTGCAGTGCCATCGTGTGCATGTCCTGAAGATGCGTTGAATGCTCCTTCAATAGCATTATATTCTGAGTTAAAGTCTGCAGCATCAATAACTGCACCTGTAACTATGTTAGCTGTCGCTTGACGTGTATATCCTGCCATGATTATTGCCTATCGTTTTGCCTATATTGTAATACTGCTGAGTCTAAGGTGAAGGGTGGGTTAGTGCTGTCACTTGTGATTCTCATAGCAACTGTATGAAAAGATCCTATTAAGTTTTCGTTGTACACTCTTTTTATTTTACTTCCGTATATTACGCCTGTGCCACCATACACAGAATTAGGCTGACCAAAAATAAACGTACCAGTACCACCTGTTGTAGACCCTACTTCTATTTCTTCTGGTTGTATTATCCTTGTGTCACCCCCTGAATCAAAGTCAAACAAAAGTCTAAACTTTAAATCCATCTGACCTGTAGGGTCTGTGTATAGTGTTAACTTATATGCTGTCTTACGTACCTCTGGATCTGTAATAGCCATAAAGGGTGTTTCCATAATAGTTTCTATGTTACTACCATCGAATCCATTTGTTTGTTCCATTTCGTATAGGAAGCCATCATTGTTAGCAAACATTATAGCTTCTGATGTTCCTGAGTATATACTATCTGCTACAAATGCTTTTATTCCTTTTGTAGTAGACCACTCAACACCTGAACCACCCTGAGATATAAATTTAGTAGCAATCAAACCTTCTGATGTGTCTGTGCTTTGAGATCCTACAAAGGCAAATATTCTATACTGAGCTTTTTCTCTTATTATAACAGAACAGTATTCAGTTGTCGATCTTAAAAAGTCATCTGCGTCTTTAAATATTGTATCTGACGCAACGTCTAACGCAAAGTCACCTATACGATCAGTAGCACTTAATAGTCTTAGACCATCTGGTGCTAGGTACATTATGTCACCGCCAAACTCTTGAACACTATCTGCACTAATACAACCTATCTTATCAGTGACAGGTTTTATTTCAAAGAAAGGACTAGCACCAAGTCTTACTAATGATTGTATTGTGTCTGCAGTAAATATAATAAGCTTTTCACGAAAGACAGATAAACCAGTTACTGTGTTTCCAACATTTGAAACAAGGTTAGTAACTCCTCCACCAGACACATTAGCTATAGTAAATTGACCTGATACATAAATCTGATTGTTTTTAGAGTATACTATACTGTTGTCAAATACAGTAACTAACTCTGCACCTTGTAAGTCTGTAGATATACCTGTAGTAGATGAGGTTAAAAAAGATACAGTATTACCAGAGCTATTATACACGGCTGGATAGTTTATTCCATCTACAAATACTGTTTTGTCATCTCCATCAAAGTTAAACGTAACGTGTCGTAGTTTACCTCCACCTGTTAATGGTGAAGTAGCCATGTGTGTCCAAGTTGTACCTGTGCTAAGAAAGTAACCTGTTTTGTTTACGTCTGCTGTTTGAAGTCCAACCTTTTGAAAAGTTAAAGCTGCATTATCTGATAGAGACTGTTGATGAGATAGTACAATATTATTCTGATCTGTTACTGTAGAAACCGTTACAGTACCAGAGATACCTGTGCCTGTAACAACCATACCTACAACTATAGTACCTACATTACCATCCAAAGCTACACTAGTAGAGTTTGTTGTAGCACCGTTTACAGCAGCAGTTGCTTGATAGGCTGCTACAGCACTAGAGTCAATCTTACGTACAGCTACAGCACGACCACTAGAAACAACCTTCACCCCTTGTACATTACCAGTCCCTGGAATTTCAGTAGCGCTAAACTTCTGATAGCCTCTTACTTTTGTGTAGCCACCCTGCCTGTCAGGTTCCATGTTTTGTAGTATAGTAGTTGTACCAACAGAATTAATACCCTGTTGTAAGGGAGACTGATTAGAGATCAAACCACCTTTGAACTCAACAGGAAAGGTAGACCATTGTGTAGCCATTAAAAATGTACTCTCATATCTCTTAGATAATCTGTTCTATTAATGTTTATACTTCTAAGATGCTTTATACCTTGCTGAAACTTCTGTAACATAGCATTCGAACTAGCTGTGTCTCCTCTGAACTGGTATGCATAATGCATTGCACCATCTACAATAGTAAATCTATACTGTTCTGGTATGGAGGGAACATCTGTAGCAGAGATAAGATCATAACCTATTCTGTAGTATTCGTATACCATTTCATATGCTTTATCTGGCATTGGGTAACAGATTAGTTCTCTGTTAGGTGTTCTTATTATGTGTGTAGGACATCCCTTTGTTTCAGTGTTATACTCAGCATCTGCATACTTTTCTAGATACTCTTCGTATGTCATATTCTTTAGCTTGACAGTACCAACATTAAGAGTAGAGTTTCTTTTTATTCTAACACTGTTCATGTTTATAGTTTTTGCATCATTAGGATAGCTGTATCTAGGTTCAGCTACAGTAAGTGTTTCTTCTTCTTCTGCATGGTTCCAAGGCCACTCATACTCTTCTTGTTGTATCTGTCTAATAGCAGAGTTTACTGCCTCTTTAGCAAAAGCAAAGAATCCTGTAACAGTAGCAAAGTTATCTGTAGTTAACTCTACTTCATTAAGCCTACTGTTGACATCGTTAACTAGTCCTATAAAATCATATGCCATATTACTTCTCTTTTATCTTTAGGAAAATGGAACGTTCAAAAACAAGTCCATCCCCTGTGGTTATCTGACAGGTAACTTTATATTGCTTGTTGTTTGTACCTAAAGCAAAACGTGCAGTAGCAGTTTTACCTGATATGGTAGACTGTACAAACTGTAATCCATCTACTACTTCAGCATTAGAGACTGCTTCTTTAGCACCAGCAGCATCTTGTACAAACCAATTACTAGCAGATAAAGTATCATTAGGTATAAAGCGTGACCAATCAACACTATAGTCTACAGTTTCATCAGGATCTTTGTCAGGCCATTTGTAAGACATCTTTTGTCCTTATCGTGTTATTAATACAGTATTAGATATATCTTTGTGTGCGTCTATTACCAGTGTAAAGTTTTCAGCATTTATATGAGCTACTTTACTTAAACCATAACCTTCTTCAGGAAGTATGTATACAGTTCTAGTTCTAGCGTAGTCATCTGCGTGTGCGTCATAGTCAAATAAATTGTTAGCAGGTGCAGCTAAGTTTAAACTAAATGTGCTACCTAAACCAACTAGTGCCTGTGTTACATCAATCTCTAAGAATGGTGTTATATCAACAAGAGTTGTTGAAATACCGAAGCCACTTGTAGTTGTACTTGCTTTTGCGTTAAAGTCAAGCTCTGTTATTCCAATAGATGAAGATATTGTATCTAAAAGAACATCATCAGCAGGAAACTCTAAAGCATTTACACTAAAAGTAGCAGTTGCTGCAGAAATTACCTTAGAAGCTGTAAGGTTAACACTAGGTGTATTTGTGGTAGTGCTTGATGTAGCTGCGCTGGTAAGGATATTAGCTACTAAGTTAGTGCTTAGTGTACCAGTAGAAAAAGTAGCACTTACGGAATTAGCTGCGCTATTGTTTGCACCTCTAACAACTAAACTGTTTGCTACTATGTTTAAAGCAGGTGATGTTACCTGAGTTGCAACACGGTTTCTTGTAGATGTAGCTAGTGGTGCAGCAGATAATGCACTAAAACCTAACATTACTTGCTTATCCTTCTAATGCTGCGACTTTGGTTTCGAGTGTTTCAATCCTAGTCATTGCCTCTTGCAGTGCCTTGACTGCTTTCATGTAAAGGATGGAAAGTTTAACGTGCTTATAACCCTCTTCGTTTACTCCGACTAAGCCATCCATCCCTGCCTCTTCAACCTCTTGGGCAATAACACCCAACATAGCGGTTGAATCTGGGTCAGCTTTTACATCGTCAATCATTCTATAATTGCGGAACTTGAGGGCTTTTACATCTTCCCACTGACTGTTAGCATCTACAATGTCTTGCTTTAAGCGTTCATCAGAAATTGTGCCATAAGTACCAGTGGCGTTATACATAGCACCTTCAGTCAGCATATAACCTTTAGTGGCCGTAGTACTACTAACGTCAGAACTCCAAATTTGAATAGAGCCGCCTGATGTGTTTGCTTGTCTATAAGCCCGAAGACCAACTGCCCCAGCTGGTGTTACAAACCACCAAGCGTCAGTATAGTAACCTCTAGGATTACCACCGCCATCAGACAGCACGATGTTGTTGCTTGAGGTGCGGATGTCCAAGCCGCCTTGGTTGCCTGTATAACGTCCAAGGATAGTATTATTAACGCCTGTAGTTATGTAGTAACCAGAGTTATGACCAATGGCGGTATTTGATGTGGTGTTTGTGCTAGAGCCTGTGGTGAGTGAGCGTAGAGCATTTACACCTATTGCCGTATTTTCTGATGCAGTGGTGTTGTTAACTAAAGCACTATGACCAAGAGCAACATTATAACCACCCGTGGTATTGTTGTAGAAACTTTGATTGCCTAACACTGTATTATATGTTCCGGTAGTGTTACTATATGCTGCCTGATACCCAGCCGCTGTATTGTTGCTTGCGGTGGTGTTACTATACAGAGAACCTACGCCTATTGATGTATTATAAGATGCGGTGGTATTGTTTTGCAAAGCATCACGACCCATTGCTACATTTGAGCCGCCTGTCGTATTATCATAAAGTGACCACTGACCTACTGCTGTATTAGTATCGCCAGTAGTATTAGAATATAACGCCTGATAACCTATGCCTATTCCGCTTGATGCGGTAGAGTTAGAGTAGAGGGATTGATGCCCTATGGCGGTGTTGTTTGAACCGCTAGTGTTAAATCTTAAAGTTGAGGTTCCAAGACTAACATTACTATCGCCTGTGGTGGCATACATAGCAGTAGAACCAACAGCTACGTTTGCACCGCCTGTTGTCGCTGAGTAGAGTGCCTGTCGCCCAACTGCAACTACGTTGTCTGCCGTTGTTCCGCTAAAAGAAGCTTGATACCCGACTGCCGTATTGTTACTTGCGGTGGTGTTGGCTTGTAATGCTTGACGCCCTATTGCAGTATTAGAAGCTCCAGTGGTGCTTGCTGTCAAAGCACGGAAACCAACAGCCGTGTTGTCATCCGCTGTTGTATTAGCCTCTAGTGCCTCACGACCCAATGCAGTGTTAAACTCACCTGTTGTATTAGTTGTCATTGCAAGATAACCTATTGCCACATTTCCTGAAGCAGTAGTGTTTGCACGTAATGCATCAGAACCATATGCAGTATTGTAACTACCTGTGGTGTTGGCTTGCATCGCTTCATTACCAGAAGATGTATTGTCTTGCCCCGTTGTATTGTAGAATAACGAGTTGCGACCTAGTGCCGTGTTATCCACACCTGTCGTATTAGTATAAAGTGCTTTTCGTCCAATAGCAGTAATGGGGGAGCCAGTGGTGTTACTAAACGCTGCCTGATAACCAACTGCTGTGTTGTCAGATGCGGTGGTGTTGGCGCTTAAAGAAAAGCTACCTAGCGCAGTATTTGAGCTACCAGTGGTGTTTGCATCTAGTGAGGCATAACCAACAGAAGAATTATTTGTACCCGTTGTGTTAGCCCTTAAAGAGTAAGTACCTACTGCCACACTATAGCCACTACCAGATTCAGTTGCTATTAAAGCTTCATCACCTAAAGCAACATTTCTTGTACCAGTCGGGTAATTACCATCTAGCTTTACTGTACCGCTATCGACAGACACGTTTCCTGCGACAGTCAAACCATCAAGCGTTAATGTACCTGTGATGTCCTTGTCAGCGCTGTCTGCTAAATCTCTAGCTCTGGTCATTTACATGGCTCCTATAATAAAGGCTAATAGTTCATTGTATCTTACGCCTAATCTAGTTTGTTCTTTGCCGTCATCATCTGTCCAAGTTGTAGAGATAAACATTGCATAACGTCCTGGGTCTAAACTTTCTGCTTCAAACGCTGCTTTCAAGTCTTGTGCTACAATACCTACGTGGATACGAGCATCATCACCCTTTTCTGTTACCTTATCTTTCCAACGAAACTTCTTAATTAAACCTTTGGCGGCTGTAGCTACTCGTTTCTCAGCATCAGATAGAGCTTCGATGTCTTGCTTTTCGTTAGCGTCAGAAGTTTGGATTGTTCCGTTGGTTGCGTAAATGTCGTCAAACCTTGTAGCACTACGTCCTAAATCTATCGCATTGTCTCTTCCACTATTAACTGTAGTCCAAGGAAGTATAGCATCTATATTGTCGCCAAAAAGCAAAGCAGTATTACCATCGCCAATACCCATTTGGACACCGCCAGAAGAAAATATTACACCAACTTCTGAACCATCTTTTTGAAACTGTACAATATCTCCATCACCTGTTGTACGATTAAGGCGCATACAATAGTTATTATTAACTGTACCAAAGATATTACCAGATTGATAAAGCATAACACCTACGGTAGCCGAAGCAGGTGCAGTTTTTCCAACTAATAAATGTCCAACAGCACTTTCAATACGCATACGTTCTGTGTTGTTAGTACCAAATACCATACTAGTATTTTCACGGTTCCAAATATAAGGTGTGCCGCTAGAAACTACTATGTGAAGACCATCAGTATTAGCACTTCCTGTTGTTCCATCTGTTATGTGTAGTGCTGCTCCTCCAGTATTAGAAGTAGTTCTAATATTTAGATTTTTAGAATATTGAGATGAAGGGGTTGAAAGTCCAATTCCAACGTTTCCATTAAAATAGATATCTCTATTTGCTAATAAACCTAAACCAGTTCCTGCGGAATTATTAATATATAAAGCGCCATCAGAGTAAGAATAAAAGTCTATACTATCACTTGAGCCAGTAATACGCATCTGGGGAGAATTTCCAGTTCGATTAAGATGGAGGAGTTGAGCAGGGGAGGCAGTCCCAATCCCTACGTTTCCTGATGTATTTATAACAAGTCTGTCACTGCTACTTACAACATCAGAAATAAAGAAAGCGTCAGAGTTTGCTCCATCAATTCCCATGAACCAATTATCAGAAGCATTACCAATTTGATAAGAAGCACGACCATTTGCTGCAGACGTTCTTGCCTTTACCACAGCTACATTAGTACCATCTTCAACCACAGTAAGTTTATTTTCTGGAGTTGTATCTGAGATTCCAACATGACCTGCGCTATCAATACGCATACGTTCTGTATAAGTTTCAGAACCAATATTACCTGTAGTTGTGTAAAACGCTTGGGTAGAAGCTGCAGGAGAACCAATAGCTGAACCTGCGCCACCATTTATGCTAAATTGTGCAAAGCCACCGCCTGATGAATTTATAACAAGTCTTACATCACTAGAAGATGAACTTGTAGATGTACCAACTAAAACCTTATTATTAAATATAGCCGTTCCTGCAGCAGACATATCAAGGGTTAATGCAGTTACCCCTGCGCCACCATCGTCCCCCAAAAACTTTATGTCTTTGTCTTGTACTTTGTTTTCTATAACTAAGTCACTGCTTGAGTTCCCGATATTTGCAATATGAGTGCCACCATCTTTAAACTTTATAGTACCGCCATCAGCATCAAGAATAATATCTCCTGCTACATCAAGAAGTAAATCTCCAGCAGACAGGTCAATTTCTGCGCCATCTATGGTAATATTATCTATAGTAACACCACCGTCAAAGTCTGCTGATGTACCAGAGATAGCACCAGTAGCAGTGAGTGCAGCCACAGTAGTAGTGCCAGTAAAGTTCTGGTTAAGCACCTCAAAGGCTGTGTATGCTACAACTTCTACTATATCATTAGCAGCAGCACCAGAAGCTAAAACAACGTCTGATCCATTTGTGGCTGTAAAGTCTGCTGCAGCTAGTTTGACGCCATTCATAAAGACATCTATAAAGCCAGCAGTATAACCACCAGTGTTGAAAGTTGTTTGGTTAGAAGTAGCAGTAAAAGCTTCTCTTGTCTGAGTAGCCTGTGGTACTGGTATGCTTCCAATATATCCTGCCATAATTAGTCTTTCTTTTTACTATGGAGTTGTTTGTGCGTCTGACCAAGTTTCGTATGCAGACTTTATATCGCTAGTCCAGACTGCGTTACATACAGCCTGTATTGCTGCATCTTCACCACTTATATCTGTGTCGCCCCATGTGTCACCTGACTTAGTGCGACAAGCCAAAACGTGTCTGTGGTAAGAACGGCTTATTTCTGTACCGTCTTTTTTTATGATTGTGGATTTTCGGACTTGCACATTTTTATGTAGACCCCGTACCTCACAATCGTATTCGAATTCTTCGCTTAATGCCATTGTTTATCTCCTTTATGGCTGTTTGGACTGACTACCCAGTAATCCAACTGGGTTGTTAATTTGTCATATATGAAAACCCGACATACATTTCGATTGCAGTGTCCATATTTTGTGCGTTTATTGTGGTAACATCACCACCTGCTGTATTCTGATAAAATAAAGCTTGAGCAGAACCTTCCATCGTTATTAGAGTTGGATTGTTGTATACGTTTTCACCTGTTCGATAAAAGAAAACTGTTCCAGCGGCTGTACCAGCTATATCGTCTAAATTAGCGCACTGAAAAGGTAAACTTAGTTTTAAATAACCACTAGCAGAATGACTGCCATTAGTTTCAAGTTTACCTGACACTGTTACTAATCTACCGACCTTTGTATAAGCGAATTTATCGTATGCTGATCTGATTGGGAGTGTTCCTGTTGTAGCCCCCGTAAGACTTGGTGTATAAGTTCCCTCTTCATAATCAGTTAAATAATTAGCCGACCCAGTGCCGCCAAGGTAAGCACCGCCTGATAGGTAGAGGTCTTTCCAACGAGTAGAGGCACTTCCTAAGTTAATCCTGTTATCTTGAGCCGCACCTGTTTCGTTAGAGGGTATTATCATATTAGTTGAAGCCGCTACTCCTGCGCCAACTCCACTACCTGGATAACCTACAAAAGAAGCAGTTGTTCCACTTCTTGATGCAATACTCCCCATCGTGGAGCCGTCTCTTTGAAACAACATCAGAGTGCCCTCTGAGCTAAGTCGATTCATCTCGACACACGCACCACCAGAGACAACAAACTGCCCACCACCATCAGGCGTTAATCTTGACCCAGCAGTACTAAAAGATGTAGTAGTCTTACCCACCAACACATTACCGCTGCTGTCGATACGCATAGCTTCAGTACCTGCCATTTTGAATTTCATAGAACCTGCAGTGGCATTAAAAGCAGGACTACCGTTGCTTCCATCTTGACCAATTTCTATTGCAAAATCGCCAGATGCCGTTCCTCCAAACTTAACAGCATAATCGTTATCAACCTGAACATGAAGTTTTCTGTCAATGCTTGAAGAAAGACCAATTCCAACGTTACCTGAGCTATCGATACGCATACGTTCTGAAGAGCCATCACCATCAACAAATGCTAATCCATCAGAGCCATTTGGCGTGACTAAGAAAAACCGACTAGAAGCACCTTCCCATAAACCTATAGCGGCTGTTCCAGAAGAGGCTTTTGCATTAATAATACTTCCAGTGCCACTAACATCTACACCAGAAGAGGTGGTCTCAAGCTTTTTAGAACCATCATAAAACAGGTCAACAGCACCATTTACCGTTGCACCAATCATTTGCTCAGTATCCCCTGCATTGTTTAAGAAGAAACTTTCAGCAAAGATTTTTAAATGTCCTGTCCCTTGGTCAGAAATGTATGAGTGCGACCCATCATGGTAAATCTGCAAATCATCACCGTCACCAAGTCTAATCTTATCGTTATCACCTAAATCAACCGTTTGTGCGTTGGCGCTATCTATAGTTACAGTAGTTCCAGAGACAGTAAGATTACCGCCTATAGTAGCATTACCACTAACGTCAGCCGCTGTTGTGCTTAGATTTACTGCTCGTGAACCAACGTAACCACCCATTAGGTTATCTCCATGTAACTCATTGTGACCGATAGTTTGTCTGCGACACTACAATCAACTTTTAGAATGTCGCCAACGTTCATGTTTATCTTTCCTTCTAGTGGTGAAAGCATAGAGCCAGCAGGAATGGGAACATCTTTAATTAGATGTGCTGTTGTATTTTGTGTTTGTCCTGACTGTGTTGTAGTGCTTACTATGGTTACTGAAGTTGTAACTTGTGCAGAATGTACATTGGCTAATGTAAGACCAATCATAACTATAGTACTACCGCTTGGCACTGTATAGATAGTCTCAGGGGTTCCTGAACTGGCAGGAGCTAAATCCCTAGTTAGTAATTTAAAAGTGTTTGCCATTTTACTATCCTAATGCGATTGCCATTGAAATTGCTTCTGTTGTTGCTTGTGTGCTAACAAATGCTTTAATTGATTGTTGTGTAGCAACCTTTGTGTTAGAGTCAGAAGCAAAGTCATCTTCATCTAATATGGCAGATCCTGATACTGCTGTATTAAGAACTGCACTTGTTAATGTTTTATTAGTTAACGTATCTGTTGTAGTTTTGCCTACTAGTGTATCCGTTGTAGCAGGAAGAGTCAAGGTAATATTGCCACTAAATGCTGAATGCGCTGGTGCTTGTAGTCTGGCATAGTGAGCGTTGCTGGACTCACAATAGAAGTCTACATAAGATTGTGTTCCGTTATTCTTAATGGATACTGCACCCTGAGAAATGCTAACACCTGATGCGCCACCAAAAGTAGTTGTACCTGTCATTGCAGGAGCAGCTAGTGTTTTATTTGTAAGGGTGTCTGTTGTGGTTCTACCTACTAGTGTGTCTGTAGTAGCAGGTAGTGTCAGTGTAATGTTACCACTGAATGCAGAGTGGGCAGGAGCTTGAAGCCTTGCGTAGTGTGCGTTACTTGTTTCACAATAGAAGTCTACGTATGACTGTGAACCACCATTCTTTATAGATACAGAACCCTGGCCTAGCGTTACACCATTTGACCCACCAACTATAACACTGTCTGCCTCAAGGTTTGATATAAGAGTACCAGTTGTTATAGAAAGATCACCAGTAGAAGCACCAGTAAAAGTACCTGTGCCTAGTTTAAATTTGTTTTCACTTTCATCAAAACCAATAAAAGCGTTAGCATCACTGCCACGCTCTATAACAATACCAGCATCACCCGAAGCTGATCCACTAGTTCCATTTCCTAGTTCTATTATTTTATCAGCTATAACAGAGTTTGTTGAACTTAGGGTAGTAGTTGTACCCGTTACTGTAAGATTACCACCAACAGTTAAATTACCACTTGCATCTTTAAACAAAGCTTTAGCAGCAGGGTAGGTCATAAATATTTCTTTTGACCCACTACCAAAGTTAACTGCTGATGCTCCATTAGAACCAGCTAAAACAGTTGTTCGAGTCAAGGTGTTACCTGTATTCCAAGTACCTAACCCTACTTCCCATTCATCTGTTCCTACTGTAGTGTGTGCAATACTATAGTAAGTAGTATCCCCATTTGACATATAAGTTTGGAATGCGTCAA